TTACGGGTTGGGCGAACCCCCCTGCCGGGGTCGAGGCGATGGAGCAGTCTCTTCATCATCAGTTGAAGGGCAACTCCGCGCCTTGCTGGCCCCAGGAAGTTCGTGATCAGTTCATGAAGAAGGAGGGACCGCAGTACCAGGCGTTCTTGGACGAAGTCGCAAAGTATCCCGCGAATCGCATTCGCGCTTTCGACGATGTCCACGGGCGTTTGGCTCGGTTTGTGCTGGGCCTTGATGGCGAGAAATCTGCCGGTTGGTCCCAGTACTTTCGTCCCGGCACGAAACGCTCTTGGCAGGATCTCGAGGGCCTTGAGCTCGCCTCGTATTTGACGAGGTGCCGCCTCTTGCTTCGTGCCGCTGTTGGCCCCGACTTGATGGCTCAGATGACGCCGTCCCAGCTTGTGGAAGCTGGTTTGTCGGATCCCCGCACCATGTTTATCAAGGCCGAGCCTCACGGCGAGGCCAAGGTTTGCGAGGGGCGCTGGCGCCTGATTTGGGGTGCTTCCCTGGTGGACGTTTGCACGGCGAGCATCACCTGCCGAAAGCAGGATAAACTCGACATCGAACAGTTCCAAGGGGGCCCTCTTCCGGGCGGCCATCAGCAGGCTGCGGGCCTGGGTCACCACGATTTGGGCATCGAGCGTTTGAGCCGTGAGTTTGATCGCCTTTTGGCGACAGGTCTCGAGGTTTTCGATGCGGACGCCAAGAATTGGGACATGACGGTGAACCGGGATTCCATCTATGCGGACGCCTGGAGGCGAGTCATTCTTTACGATGGCTCGTACAAGGATGTCTTCGAGATGATGGCCCTCTGCGAGGCTGCGGCCAACAGTGCACATGTCGTGCTTGTGGGTGGCAGCCTTTGGGAGGTTCTGAAGCCCGGCCTCACCGCCAGCGGTATCCTCTCGACGACGGCGCAGAACTCGTTCATTCGTGCGTTGCTTTACTCCCTTGTGGGTATTAAGCATTGCATTGTGGCGGGTGACGATGCCGCCGGCGCTAGGACCCCTGGCTTCGATCACGTGGCGGCTCTCGCTGCCTATGGTCCCATTGAGAAGGCGGTGAATCTTTACACGCCCGAGAAGGGCCTCGAGTTCACCTCGCACCAATTCGTCAAGACCGCGCACGGCTGGACGGCCACCTTTCTCAATCTTGGGAAAGCGTGTGCCCGCCTTGCGTTGGGCGAGAAGGAAGTGTGCATGGATCAGCTCGCGGGCCTTTTGTTTTGCGTCCGCAACGATGAGGGACTCACCCGAGATCTCGGCCGTCTGTCCGAAGAGATGGACTGGCCGATCGCGGGCGCGGTCCCCACGTTCCTTCCTTTTCTCGATTAGGGCGCCTGCGGCGCGAGCTCCCGAAGTCCCGGGCTAGGCAGGTTGGGCACCCAAAGGGCACAACAAACTTTTCTAGGAACACGGTTCCTCTTTTGCGGGATAATTAGGTCCCAGGGATAATTAGGTCCCAGCTTTTGCGAGATTTCGGTCTCACTTTGCATTCTCTTGTCCAGGATAACTAGGTCCTGAAGGCCATTCTTTGCTATGGCAAATGGAAAGGCAATTAAATTTGTTAAGCGGACTATTCGAAAGAAGAAGACCGGCAACGGACGACGTTCGTCTGCCGATCAGGTCCAGGCGCAGGGCACTGGAAAGGCTGTCGCCAGAGCGTTCGGAGGGGGATCCAAGGCGGGGTCTGTACCCCGTCTCCCCAACGGATGCTGGAACGCCTTTAACTCCGGCCATGCCCCACTTCCCCGAGCAGTCGGGCCCTACACCGTTGTCAGGACCACGAAGCTCATTAACACGACCTCAAGGTTCTCCATTATTGGAACCTTCGCCAGGGAGGTGGCCCAGACAGCCGACGGACGCAAGCTTTGGTCCAACGTCTGTGCAGTCACCGAGGAGGCAAATGGGCTTACCGATTTCATCGGAACTACCAATGCCACCTCATTTCATGGCGTGGTCCCCCCAGTACCACCAGTCACCGACCTCGATGCTGGTGGCGGTACCTTGTGTCCTTCTGCCATTTCAGTTCAGATTTTGGGCGTTTCAGCCTTGGCCGAAGCCGCAGGGCAGCTGGCCGCCGCTGTTTGCCCAGTCCGTCTGGACTTGAAGAGCACGAATAGGACGTGGGCCGATATAGAAGATGTATTTCTTTCATATATGCGACCGCGTCTGATGTCTGCTGGCAAAGTCGTGTTGCGGGGAGTGCAGATGGACTCCCATCCGCTATCCATGGCAGACGTCAGTGACTTCAGGGGTCATTATCTCCACCCCGGGTCGAATTCCGCGAACGGAACGCCGCCTGGGCCGTGGTCTAACTTAGCCAACAACCTCGACCCGGAAGGGTGGGCTCCGATGGCTATATATAACCCCAATAATACTCCATTATCGTTTCTTGTCACGATCGAGTGGCGGGTGCGGTTCGACATTTCGAACCCCGCGGTGTCTTCTCACACTCATCACGGAGTGTCCTCGGACATTGCGTGGGAGAGGAAGATAGCGCAGGCAACCAGCGAGTTGCCAGGGGTTCTCGATATTGTCGACAAAGTCGCATCCACCGGCGCGGCCGTGATGCATGGCATGCGTTAAGCATGCTCTTGCGGGGTGAGCAGTTTGGCTCCCCCGATTTTCCAGGGTCCTCATAAAATGCAGTAGGT